CACTTCCCTTCAAGGGTTGTATGGTGAGTCTGTTGCTGCTGCTGATATTCGTGCCTGGTGTGCTATGAATGGTGCGAACTATCAAACAGTTACGAATAAACTTGCTGATTACAAATCCAGTCGCGGAAAGTGGAACTTGACTGTACAAGAAAAACTAGAACAAAACTTTAATGCTCCTTCTGTACTTCCTGCTCTAGAAACTAATTTGATTCCAGAAAAAGATGATACCTTCGTCAAGTTTGGTAGTTTTGGTGATATTAAAAAAATTATTCAGTCCCGTTTATTTTATCCAACGTTTATCACGGGTCTTTCTGGTAATGGTAAAACGTTCTCGGTTGAACAAGCATGTGCTCAACTTGGTCGAGAATTGATTAGAGTAAACATTACAATTGAAACAGATGAAGACGATCTTATTGGTGGTTTCCGTCTTGTTGATGGCAACACCGTCTGGCATAATGGCCCAGTCATTGAAGCACTCCAGCGTGGAGCAATCTTGCTCCTTGACGAAATCGATCTCGCCTCAAATAAAATTCTCTGTCTTCAGTCTATTCTCGAAGGAAAGGGAATTTTCCTTAAGAAGATTGGTAAATTTGTTGCTCCCTCAGAAGGTTTCAACGTACTCGCAACCGCAAACACTAAAGGTAAGGGATCCGAGGACGGACGATTTATTGGAACTAACGTGCTCAATGAAGCATTCCTTGAAAGATTCCCAGTAACTTTTGAGCAATCTTATCCAAGTCCTTCTACTGAACAAAAAATCTTGGAAGGAATTTGTTTGGATCATGGTATTGAAGATCGCGAATTCTGTAAGTACCTTGTTGACTGGGCAGATATTATCCGTAAGACTTTTTATGATGGTGGTATTGAAGAGATTATCTCTACTCGCCGTCTTGTTCATATCATCAAGGCATATATGATCTTTAAAAGTAAAAGCAAAGCAATTGAGGTTTGTGTAAATCGCTTTGACGATGATACTAAGCAAGCATTTACAGAACTCTATGATAAAGTAGATGCTGATTTTGAATACACTGAAACTAGCGAATCTGATTCAATTGACTCAGGTCTCGCATCCTGATATAATATGGGAGGATTATAATGCCTCCCCACATTTTTATTATGAGTACTACTATGGCAAAACATTCCAAGTATTATTACGAGTATGATCGTAATGATCTTAATCGAAAAAATCCTTTTGATGATAATATGCCTCCCTGGGGACATAGTGACATGGAAGCACTTGGTGCCTCTTACTATAAAACCTACGCTCAGAATCAAGATGTTTTTTATCCAACAGATCACCCAAGTCAAGAGTTTTGGCATGAAGATGGGATTGAATTTGTTGGTAATCCTGATGGAATCACTACTACGTTTGACTTTACTATGGAATCAGAAGACAAAATTGATCTAAATCTTGATCAACTTTCAAACAATGGTTTTTGGAAGTATGAAGAAGATCTTACTATGAAACAGGTTCGTGAATACCTCTCAGAAACGTATAGATCACATTATGTTTCTAAAGAATCTAAGACACAAACTCTAGATCTTGTTGAAGCAATTGGTGACGCTGAACCATTTTGCCGTTCTAATGCAATCAAGTATCTTTCTCGTTTTGGTAAAAAGAACGGCAAATCAAAAGGTGATATTTTGAAAGCAATTCACTACTGCATTCTTCTTTATCACTTCTCTGGACTACACAATGAAACTAAGGGAACCTATGAAACTTTCTGAAAAGACTATTAGCCTGCTTAAAAACTTCTCTGACATTAATCAGTCAATTCTTTTCAAGAAAGGTAACAAACTACGTACAATTTCAGTAATGAAGAATATTCTTGCTGAAGCAGATATTCCAGAAGACTTTCCTAAGGACTTTGGAATTTATGACTTGAATCAATTTCTTCGTGGTTTGTTTTTGCACAATAAACCAGAACTTGATTTTACTAATGAGGGGCATGTTGTCATTAGAGAAGGTAAAACTAGATCTAAGTATTTCTTTGCAGAACCTAGCGTTATTGTTACTCCTCCTGATAAAGAACTAACTCTTCCAAATGTCGATGTTGAATTTGAGATTTCTACAGAGCAACTCGATAAAGTTCGTAAAGCAGTTCTTGCATTTCAACTTCCTGATTTGTCTGTAGTTGGTAAAGCGGGAGTTGTAAAACTTGTCGTTCATGACAAAAAGAACGATACTTCAAATGACTTTCAGGTTATGGTTGGTGAAACTGAATCTGAGTTTTGTTTTAACTTTAAGGTTGAGAATATTAAAATTCTTCCTGGTTCTTATCACGTCGATATCTCAAGTAAACTTCTCTCAAAGTTTACCAATAATGATTGTGATCTGACTTACTACATCGCTCTAGAACCCGATTCATCATTCTAATGAAAATAGATGTCACTGCCAGAATTATTGGCAGTGTCTTAGCTATCATCTCATACTTCGTTGTTCTTCATGTGAGTGCAACTCTAGGTGCTATGATGATGTTAGTATCTGATGCAATATCAGTGCCATACTTTGTAAGAACTAAATCCTGGGATGTAGTTCTTATGTTAGCATTCTTGCTCTGTATTTCTTCTTCTAAATTGGTAGCATGAATCTAAGTATAGAGCAAGCAATGGTGCTATTGCTTTTGTCAAGATGTAAATTTAGTTCTAATTATACTTTGCATCTCATTCTATTTTTAACACATCTTTCTGAAGAGATCTAATGAACGTAAAAGTCACTGACAAATTAGATGTAGTAGTCATTGATGACTTTCTAGATCTCATGTCCCATAATCTTTTAAAGCAAGGTGTTAAAGATTCTTCTGTTTGGGGTGTTAGGGAAACGATCTCTCTTGATATTGAAAGAGGTGATCCTAGACTATCTTATGGATTTTCTTCTACTATCGTAGAGGATCAAAACCCCGAATACTATTATGGTATTGAGGACTATCATTTTATAAAGATTGTCAAATACATGAATGAAAGAGTTAAGGATCTTTTTTGTTTTAAGCAAGTTTTTCGTTGTAGAATGGACATGACCACATACAGAGGAGACAACCAAGTAACCTGTGCCCCTCACATTGATTATGATGGGAAGCATTTTACTTCAATTTATCATCTGTCCGAATGCAATGCACCAACAATCATCTATAACCAAAAACTTCTGACTGGAGAAGTTCCTGATGATATGGTTCTAACTGAGAAGCAGAGAATTGAAGCAAAACCCAACAGGTTGATTATATTTAATGGCAATTATGTTCACACAGGAATGTGTCCAACAGATGCCCCAATAAGAATTTTAATCAACACAAACTATAAATTATGACCATGCGTGATGAATTTCTTTGGGTTGAAAAATATCGACCCAAAACCATAGAAGATTGTATTCTCCCCAACGATATTAAGAAGACATTTATTGAATTCTTAGCAAAGGGTGAAGTTCCTAATCTTCTTCTTGCTGGACCTGCTGGGTGTGGCAAAACTACTATTGCAAAAGCACTCTGTAACGAATTAGGTGTAGACGTTTATGTCATCAACGGATCCGATGAAGGACGATTCCTCGATACTGTCAGAAACAATGCGAAAAACTTCGCTTCGACCGTATCGCTTACGTCAACTGCTAAACACAAAGTCATCATCATTGATGAGGCAGATAACACAACCCATGATGTACAACTCCTCCTACGGGCGTTTACTGAGGAGTTTAGTGGCAACTGCAGATTCATCTTCACCTGCAATTACAAAAACAAAATCATTGAACCCCTCCACTCTAGATGTGCCGTCGTCGAGTTTGGAATCCCTGCAGGAAAAAGACCAGAGATGGCATCAAAGTTCTTCAACCGTCTCAGACAAATCTTGGATGCAGAAGGTGTTGAATATGATAACAAGGTCCTGGTAGAATTAATCAATAAGCACTTTCCTGATTGGAGAAGAGTATTAAATGAATGTCAAAGGTATTCTGCGGGGGGTAAGATCGACTCTGCGATTCTTGCATCATTCAGTAATCTTAAAACTGATGACCTTATTAAAAAACTCAAGGATAAGAACTTTCCTGAGGTACGTAAATGGGTCGTCAATAATTTGGACAATGATTCTAGCGTACTCTTGCGTCGGATTTATGATGCTTGTTACGAATCCCTCGTTCCTTCTAGCATTCCTAGTGCTGTGCTTATTTTGGCTAAGTATCAGTATCAGGTTGCATTTGTTGTGGACCAAGAAATAAACATGCTTGCATGTTTAACTGAAATTATGGTGGAGTGTGAATTCAAATGATTAAAAAAGAAAAACTTAGAGCACAAGTAAAATCTAGATTCTATTACTTCTTCTGGGGGATTGCTACAGTCTCTGTACTTCTAGGACAGTTGTATGTTGGGTCTGGATATCGTATAATGGCAGGTGAGACTTTACGTCTAACTTCTTTTCTTATGGATATTACTGAACAATGAATGTAAAACTTGTACGCATTACCTCTGGTGAAGATCTTATTTGTGATCTTCTCAATGAAACTGATGATTCTGTTACCTTTACTGATGCGATTGTAGCGGTTCCTGCAGGCAATGGGCAGATTGGATTTGCTCCTTGGTCACCTCTTCTTAGTAAAGATGTGAAGGAACTTACTATTGACAAAAAATTTGTCATGTATGTTTCGGAACCACAAGATCAGATCTTGACTGAATATAAATCTATGTTCAGTAAGATCATTGCTCCTTCTACAAAACTTGCTCTCTGAGCCTTTTATTTTATTATGATTAACATTGATCGCATCAACCTTGAAGAGTTCTTTGGTTGCGTGAACGCTACCAATACCAAACAGATGAAGTCTAACGCATTCAAAACTATTCGTACTTGGTTGCAGGAGAAGTCCTTTGCCAAGTGGAGTGATGGTCAACTTCAGTATGTGGGTGATTATAAAGATGGTGTTGACTTTACCTCTGAGGATAACGTCAACTATGAGATGAAAGGTTCTCTTCGTTTGTTCAACAAAAACGGATCAACTAAAAGCATTATCTTGAAGAACTTTCATAGCGAAAATAAAGTAGTAGAAAAAACCTTCGATTATATGCTTTTGGTAGATACTGAGCGTATGTCGATTGCCTATGTTGATTGGGACACTGTAAGTAAGAGAACATACTTTACTCCCAAATCTCCTTGTGCAAAAGTCAAGTTTCTTCCTGGTGACTTTACTATGCTTGCTAAAGATATTAAACCTTCAGAGAAGAAGATTACCTCTGCACAAATTCTCGACAATCTGCAGGAGATTCTTTGATGAAGAGTTACAAGACTCCTCTACGCTATCCTGGAGGCAAGTCTAGGGCATGTAAGAAGATGGATCCTTACTTCCCTGATCTTAGAGATTATAAGGAGTATCATGAACCTTTTATTGGTGGTGGAAGTGTTGCTATTCATGTAACTAAAAAATATCCACACCTGAAAGTTTGGGTGAATGATTTGCATCCCCCTCTGGCAACATTCTGGCAGCAGGTACAATCAAATGGATATCAGATGGAAAAAAAACTTCAGGAACTGAAGTCTAGATATCCCGACCAATCTTCTGCAAAAGGATTGTTTTTGTCCTCTAAAGATTATCTTGATAATAGTAGTATCTTAGATGATCCTATCTGGACTGCTATTAGTTTTTATATAGTCAATAAATGCTCATTCTCGGGACTTACTCAATCATCCTCGTTTTCTAAACAGGCGTCGGATAGTAACTTCTCTATGAAGGGTATTCTTAAATTGAGTGGTTATCAACAACTTATACATAATTGGACGATCACTAATTATTCTTATGATAAGATTTTAGATGAATCTTCTGATAGATCTGATGTATTTGTTTATCTAGATCCTCCATATGATATTAAAGATAATTTATATGGAAAGAGTGGATCAATGCATAAAGGATTTGATCATGACAAATTTGCAGAAGATTGCAACAACTCTTCTACAGATATGATGATTAGTTATAACTCAGATCAACTTGTTACCAATCGTTTTGTTGATTCTAAGTGGAGAGCAGCAGAGTTTGATCTTACATATACTATGAGATCTGTTGGTGATTATATGTCGGATCAAAAAACACGTAAAGAATTGCTTTTAATGAACTATGAAAATCGAAGTTTCGCTTTACAAAGCGGGGAAATTGTGGAAGGAAGAGTATCAGGCACACGACTTCCAGGATGCTAGGGAGATTGCTCTTGCAAGAAACCCTGGTGCAACAATTACGGGCGTTAGTGCTAATTTGAGGGCTGATGAAGTGCCTGATTTTTATAAGCAGTAATTATGAATTATGATTATGAAGCAACACCACATATAAATCCTGGAATCCTTAAATGGAAATTGAACCAGGATCATATGAATCTTTTGTGGAATTACATTAAAAAACCCACTACTAATGGTGCATGGGTGTTTGATAATAATAATAAAGTTATTGAAAGAACTCCATATCAAGAGTGGGCACTTGATGATAGTAGCAAAGTTTTTCAAACAGAAATACTATCACCAGCAATTAAGCATTATGTAGATATTTGGGGATACCCGATGACTGTCAGAAATAGTCATCATCCAGTCCCAATTATGAATCGAATTTGGTGTAGAATTTCTGGTAAGGGGGAATATCAACCACTTCATAGTCATCAATCTATTTGGACATTCATTATCTGGATGAATATTCCATTCGAGCATGAAGAAGAGGAGTCTGGAGATGCAGTAGAATTGTATCCACAAGCAGGTAATGTTGCTATTAATTATATAGATTCTATTGGGAGACTTCAAGAACAACCATTTAGACTGGGTAAAAAGGATGAGGGAACTATAATTTTATTTCCAGGAGATTTAAAACATGTAGTTTATCCTCACTATACAACTGATGAATATAGAATTAGTATTGCAGGTGATATTGTAATTGATAGTTTAAATTGTGGTGAACAGATGCCTGTTTACCGAAAAAATGATTATGAATTTTGCAACTTTCGCGAAGAGTGATTATGGAATTAAAGGACTGGTTAAATTCAATCAATTTTACAAAAGAAGATTTGTCTGAAAACATCTCTTCGTACCCTCCATTTATTGTAAATAAATGTTTGTCTGGTCATCTTGATGGAGTTCTTTTTGCAAATGAGATGAATAAAAACTCTCATTTGGATAAAGACATGCAATA